AAATGGTAATATAACAGATATTACTGTACCGATTGGACAATTTGGATTCTAATATGAAATATATTATTCTATCATTATTTTTATTACTTTCTGGTTGTTCACAACTTGCATTAGAAATAGCAAAAGAAGAACCAGTTTTTGTTAAACCTAGAGAAAATTTATCAGAAAAATTACCTATGTTAGATGGGGAACCAATTCCCATTTCAGTTTATGAATTTACTGACAAAACTGGGCAACGTAAGCCATCTGATAAATTAGCTCAACTATCAACAGCTGTGCCTCAGGGAGCTGAATCTTTTGTTATTAAAGCACTACAAGATTCAAAAAATTGGTTTAAGGTCGTAGAACGTGTTGGATTAGATAGTCTTGTAAAAGAACGTCAGTTAATTAGAAATCAACGCGAAGTTTATGAAAAAGCAGATGCCAAACCGCTACCGCCATTATTGGTTAGTGGATTAATTGTAACAGGAAGTATATCTGGATATGATTCTGATATAAAATCTGGTGGTATTGGATTAAGATTATTTAAACTTGGATTTAGTGATGAATATCGTGTAGATAAAATTACTATTTCATTAAGAGCAATTTCAGTTGCTACTGGTGAAGTATTGGTTTCTGTAACAACAACAAAAACTATCTATAGTTTTACCTCTGATGGTGGTGCTATGATGTTTGTTGGAACAGGTAACGTAAATGCGCTTGAAGCTGAAGTTGGTGATGCTGTTAATGAACCTATAACAGAAGGCGTCAGAGTTGCTATTGAAGATAGCGTTTATTCTATGATACTTGAGGGCGAAAAGAAAGGTCTTTGGAAATCTAAAAAAGAAATACACCCTATTAAAATTTAAAAAGGAAGTTTAAATGAAAAAAATACAAATATATTTAATTATGTTTGTTATGTTTTTTGCTGGATCTGTAACAGCTAGTGATGTTTTTATTGAACAAGTTGGTAGTTCTTCTAATATTAAAGTAACTCAACAAGGAACTTCAAATAGAATAGGAAGTTCTCTTACTCCATCATTTTTTGGAGGAGACAGTGACAACTTTAACATAGAACAAGTTGGTGCTGTTAACGAATTAGATTTATTGATTAATGGTAATAATACAAATGTAACATTAAATACATTTGGAGCAGGTAATATTGAAAGTGTTATTTGTGGAAGTAAATTAACTCCAAATTCTTGCGATAGTTCTACAATTGATTACACAATCTCTGGTAATAACAATAAAATTACCACAAATTTAGGATCTACAGATAAATCAGCAACAAGTAAAATGAATATTTCTGGTGATAATAATACAATTACTCATACAAGTACACACACAAGTACTCTTGGTAGTAAAATATCAGCAGATTTAACTGTTGTAGGAAATTCAAATAAAATTGATATGACTCAATCAGGAACTTTGGATGAAAATATTAAAATTAACAGCACAGGCAACAACAATAATATTAGCATTACTCAGTCTTCTGTTATCACTTTACTCGCCCCATAGTTACGGGGCAATTGGTAAAGTTACTGAACAAACTGGTGCAGCTGAAATACAGCGAAATAAACAATCGCTACCCAGTGCCGTTAACTCGGAAATTGAATCTATGGATGTCGTGGTTACTGCTAAAGGTAAACTCGACATCACCTTTAATGATAACACAAAAGTTTCTGTTGGCGAACAAAGTAAATTAGTAATCGATGATTTTGTTTATGATGCCAAAAAAACTACAGGTAAACTAGGATTAAAAATTGCCCTAGGAACTGTACGTTATGCCTCAGGACAAATAGCAAAACACGATCCGCAAAATGTTGGAATACAAACGCCAACTGCTACCGTGGCTGTTCGTGGAACAGATTTTTCTACAACTGTTGATGAATTAGGTCAAAGTACATTTATTCTGCTACCAAGTTGCGATTTATCTGGTTGTGTTACTGGAGCTATTGAAGTATCAACAGATGCAGGTTTTGTATTATTAAACCAAGCATTTCAATCAACAATGGTTTCTGATAAAACAAGTTCTCCATCAAAACCAACTATTATTAACATCGATCCATCAAATATTAACAACAGTTTAATTATATCTGCTCCGGTAAAACCTGCCGATAACGCTGTTGCAGTACAACAAGTAAAAACTGGATTAGATGTTAATTACCTTGATCAAGATTTTTTAACATTTAAACAATTAGATATTAATCTATTGGACACAAAAACTGCATTAGATGAAAATAAATTAGATAAAAAACTATTAACAAATGCATTAGACGAACCTATTGATGATATTAGTGATATGTTGCCTGGATATGACGAAAAAACAAATTTAAAATATAATACAAATGGAAAAGCATTAGTTCTTGATAAAGAAGCAGCTAAAAATAAATTTCAATTAAAAGTGGATAAAAATGTAGATGCAACTTTAAAATTAAATCAAGAAGGAACTGTTTTGAACCAAAATATTAACATGGGAACTAACACAAAAATTGATATTACTCAGAAATAAATAAAGGTTTAATCTAAACTTTGAGGTAATCATGAAAAAAATTGTTTTAGCTTTATGTCTTTTATTTTCTACAGCTGTTCTTGCAAATCCAATCGATGATAAGTGTTCCAATTTCGCTATTTGGGGTGCACCTCAAATTAAAACTGAGGGCGACAATCAATATATCTGTAAAACAGGTTATGCTGTTAACCTAAACTATAAAACCAAAGTTCCATATTTTGTTATTGAACATATCACAGCGGATCACCTAAAAAAATCAGTTGCCAGAAAAGATGATTTTCGCGAAGATGCTGAAGTTCCAGTAGAACACCGTGCTACATTAAAAGATTATGTTGGTTCTAACTTAGATCGTGGCCACATGGCTCCAGCAGCAGATTTCACTTATGACGCTAAAGTAATGAGCGAATCATTTTTCCTTGATAATATGATGCCTCAAAGCCAACCACTAAATCGTGGGGCATGGAAATTACTTGAAGAAAAAACCCGCGATCTAGTTGCTCATGGCGATGTTTATGTAATTACTGGTACAATCTATGAAGGCGAATACAAAACTATTGGAAACAAAGTAGGCGTTCCAAGTCATGTGTATAAAGTAATCGTTCAGCCAAGTAAAGAACGAATGATTGCGTTTTTATTCCCAAATGCAAAAGTTGATCCAAAAGAATTAGCAAAGTACATTGTTTCTATTGCAGATTTAGAAACAAAAGCTGCAATTGATTTTTCACCAGCAATTCCTGAAAATTTAAAAGCATTAGAATCAGTGGCGGCAAAATATGAAAGCTGGTTCTAAATTTTTAAGTCCATATTGGGCATTAGCAACTCTACTGTTAGTTGTAGCAGTTAGAGTTGTTGATCCATCTTTTGTAGAATCAATTCGTCTTCGCTATTTTGATACATTAATTATATCTAAAGCTCCTACGGAAAACAATGTTTATACAGTTAACATTGATGAGGCAGCATTAGATAAAAATGGTCAGTGGCCATTTAAACGCGATTTTTATGCAGATACAGTAGAAACATTGTATTTGCATAATGCAGGATTAGTTGTATTTAATGTTTTAATGAGTGAAACTGATCGATTAGGCGGCGATGATAAATTAGAGCAAACATTAAAAACTCTTCCTGTTATTTTACCTAGTGTTCCTGCTGGTAAAACTAAAAATACACCTAAAAATCCAGGATCGGTAATTTTAAATCCGGAATACCAAGATAAAATAGTTCGCTATCCTGGAATAATCTCCAACATTCCTGCTCTGGAAAATAGTTCCGCTGGGGTTGGAACAACCAATACGCTACCGGAAATCGATGGAGTTAATCGTAGAGTTCCATTGGTAACATCAGTTGATGGTAAATTATATCCGGCATTAAGTCTAGAAACATTACGAGTTCTTGCACAGGATACAACGTTTCAAATTAAATTAAATGAATTGGGCGTGGAAAAACTTCGCGTTCCTTCGTTTGGTCCTGTTACAACGGATAGCCTTGGTAGAATATGGATTGACTGGAGTCAAAAAAATAAATCGGTGAGCGTTACTGATATTCCAGCAGATTTTGGTGGTGCTGTGGTTATTGTTGGAACTAGTGCTGCTGGTATCTCTAATCCATTATCAACACCTATTGGGGCGGTTTATCCTCAAGACGTACAGGCGGCTGTTATTTCAACAATGATTAATGGCGTGGTTATAGAACGACCAGACTGGATGGATATGGCTGAAACATTGGCTATATTACTTGGAGGGATTGCAGTTGTCGTTGCATCGCGCTGGACGTATGCATTTATTCCAGTAATACTAACGCTAGGAGCAAGCCATTTCGCAGCTGCATGGGTCTTCCAGAGCTATAATATGCTCGTTGATATAACAGCTTTTGTGGTTGCAATTGCATTAGTTTACGGTCACGCATACACCGTTAAATTTCTTTCTGAATATTTCCAAAAAGAGCAAATCAAAAAACAATTTGGTGGATACGTTTCTCCGGTAATGGTTGAGCGTTTACAAAAAAATCCAGATTTAATTAAGTTGGGTGGAGAAAGAAAAATTCTCTCTTCTGTTATGACCGATCTACGTGGATTTACTACTCTTGGAGAATCATATGGAGATGACGTTGAGGGATTAACTCAGATTATGAATGATTATATGACCGCTATTTCTGAGCCTGTATTGAAAAATAATGGTTGTATTATTAAGTTTATCGGTGATGCTAGTTTACACATTCATGGTGCACCATTAGATGATGCCGATCATGCTAAGGTTGCAGTACAAACTGGATTAGAAATGGTCGAGGCTGTAACCAAATTTAATGAACAATTAACAGCTCTAGGGAAACCGCCCGTTGGTATGGGCGTAGGCGTAAATTCTGGACCAATTTTAGTTGGTAACATCGGTTCCAAATATCGTTTTGGATATGATGTATTGGGTGATACTGTATCGTTGACTTCAAGATTAGAAGGACAAACCAAAGGTTATGGTGTGTTGTTAATCTTAGGACAAGCAACAGCTGAATTGGTCAAGGACGATTTTCCATTAACTGAATTGGATTGTATTGCCGTTAAGGGTAAACACATTGGAGTTAAAATGTTTACAGTAGCTGAGCCACCAGAGGAACACCAGCATTATTTGCAGGCATATTACGATGGGGATTGGAGATCTGCTAGAATTATATGTCAACATTTAGCTGAACAACCTGGACCTCTACAACATTATTATGAATTGATGTTAGAACGAATTTCAGGTGAGTGTCCAGCTAACTGGGATGGTGTATTCCACGCCCTCTCCAAGTAATTAACAACCAGTATAAACGTTGTTAAACTCAGTAGTTGAGTCTGAAATTTCTTGATATGTTTGATAGAAAATTTCTGGTTTACAGGCATAAAATTCACCTTGTACACCTCGAATAATATAGTCGCCTTCTGTGGCGATATGTTTGACCTGATAGGAATCCTGGCCATCTTCCAGGGTTCCAACTTGGAGCCAGCCTTTGGCATCCATGCGACGGTCTTTTCCATAGGCTACAAATTCGTCTCCAAGCCAATCTTTTAGTTCCTGAATACACTTATCGTTATATTCAAATTTAATCGCCTCAATGGTCACTGGGCGTTTCATATATTTTTTAATCATCTTCGAATACCGCTACAATTTCATCTTCTGAAATAACCCATAAATCTCCAGCAACATTTTTTGCTTTGTTCCAATTTAAGAGCACCATATCGCCTAATTTAAGTAATGTAACATCTTGACCAATATTCATTACTTTTCCTTTAGTGTTTTCATCTGAATTAACTCCCTGAATTAATCCCTGATATTCTGCTTTTTGTTTAAGCACCAACACATTTTTTCCAAGAACTTGCATAATTTTTCCTATAGTTAATAAAAGGGGATGTTTCCATCCCCGAGCCGTTCTGTTTCCAAGTGGCTTAATCTCAGGCAGTAGCTATCAAGCAGCTAAAGCCAGATTGTAAACGTCATCGTTTGCATTTACTTTGATTTATGCTGATTACGTCAGTCATCTCTCGTGTTGCCTTCTCTACTATCTCACGCTGTCGATACCAATTCATCCCCATCAGAAGAACACTAAGGTCTATCCATACTTCCATGAGAGGTATGCGGTGTACCAATCCTGATCCGGATACTAGCGGATTTAAGTGTTCTTTTGGTGGAGATGGCGAGTTTCGAACTCGCGTCCAACGTGCCTTCATTTTGAAGGAGTTACAACAATTCTTTTAATTTATTCAGAAATTTTTCGCTTGGCGGCTTTGATAATAACTGTTCAATAGTATTATTTAGAGTTTTCCTAAATTTTAATATTTCTATTTTTTTCTTTAGTGAAAGATTATTAAAATTTCTTTGAGTTACTGGCCAAATCTCGCCATTCATCTAGGTTTTCCTATATTAAAAAGTACAACTAAAAAGAAAACAATCAACGCCAATTCAGAAATTCTAATCGCTATAGCTGGCACTGCCATTAATAACAAAAAGAATAATACAACACATAATGTAATAGTTTCAATAATTTTCATAATTAACTTGGGTATAATAACATTAAGGCATCAAGAACAATGTCATCTATTGGATTGTGTTTAACAACCACATTTCGATCCCATGTTCCTGGATAAGTTTCCGGATTAATTGCACAATAGCCACGTGTTGAATTGGTGGCAGCTAAATCAACATACGTTCTCATATCACGATAATTTGAGTACTGCATAATTGGCTCATCGCCAGTTGCCTTACATAAACTATCTATAACCATTTGATCCAGCGAACCACGAGTCCAAATTAACGTAGTTTTTGGGTCACAATTTTCAGCAATATAATTACGAATACATGCAATTGCTTCTTTGGCTGGTAAATCTTTTTCGCTTGGAAAGAAACTTTGTTTTTTAGCTAGATCGCATTGTTTATTCCACCAAGTAATGGTATCTTTTTCGGTAACGCGATTATATTGTTTAACTTGTTCTTTTACATTAAATTTAACAAACAAGGTATTTTCATATAATGATTCCCATGTATTTTTTTCAGCGGGATTCATATAAACAATAGCAGCAGATAAAATAACTGAATTGGATTCAGCTCCAAGGGTTTCAACATCGAACACTAACATAATAACTCCACTATTATTTTAAAGCAAGCCTAATTGCATCCCCATCCATCATGGAAAGTTTTTTAGTTCGTTGAGTTTCTTTAATTAACTCATTAATTAACACAGAAGATAATTTAACCAATTCTTTTGTTTGAAGCTCATCTAATTGGTTGCTATTAAACCCATTAAGAAGTTTTTTATATTTTGCTAATGGCGTTTTTAATTTCGGTGTTATATAATTTAATTTCATTTCTTTTCTATTAATCTAAGGTGATAATATTCTGGAGTATCTTTGGTATTGACAGGAAATCCATTTGCTTTCCATTTAATTGGAAATGGATAATTACCAAAATAAACTATACCATCAATTATATCATTTGATATATTATTAATGACAAATTTATACCCAGACGCAACAACTACGGTTTTATTTTCGTTAAGTAAATTAACAATTTGTTTAGAGGTGTTCAACTTTAACTCCATCGTTGTCTAAAATTGTTTTAAATAGATATTTTCTATCTTCTTTTTTAACTAAATTTAATCCAATAGCAAGCTGAGTTGCAAACTGCCATTTAATAAAATAATCTGGTTTAGAAGTAATTAAAATATTAAACGCCCCAATCCTAAATGCTACCATGTCATCATCAGGATATGTCTCATCGGCTCCACATTTAGAATCAACTGTATGCTCTGCTTCCCACTTTTCAATATCATCAACCAATATCATAATATCAATATCATTATACGGTTCTGTTGGACAAATATATTTAGAACCTGTGTATAATACCTCTTTTGCTTCGGCGATTATTTGTTTAATATATTCTGGAAAATTTTCTTGAATCATAATAAATCCTCTAATGAATTAGCTGTAGTTTTGTCATCTCTAATACCATCATAAATTGGTAGGAATAATGACTTTTTATCTGAACCTTTACTGGAAATAATGCAATTATATTTTACTTGAATGATTTTACCAATATATGATTCTGGGTCATCACGTTCGCCACGTTTATGTTTAAAACCGCTACCAACACCAACTTCTAATTGACCACATGAAGTTTGACAAATCAACGATCCAAGCATACCCTCAAATTGAGTTCCAGGAGTTCCTAATGTATAACCAACAACCAATAAATCAGCAGGATCTTCAGCTTTGAGTTTTAATTGATATTTACTGCGTTTTGCTTCCCAGATACCGTTAATTGATTTGAGAATACCACCTTCTTCGCCTCGTTCTAAGTTACGTTGGTATTTTTCCATTACTTCTTCACGAGAATTAACAATCTCTGATTCTACGATGATCAATTTAACATTTTCTGTATTTTCGCTAGAAATAGCGTCAACTGCTAATCTAAATCTATTAACGTAAGGGATATTGCAAACTTCTAGCATAAAATCTTCGTAAGGAATATAATCCCAAATAACAGCATACAAGCCTTTAGCCTCTTCTTCGGTAATCGTTCCTCTAACGGCTTTGGTTACATAACCATTTGAAACTTTACGTTCTGCTACTCTACCGTCTGGATAACGCCACATTAATTCTCCATCAAGAACTACTCTACTTTTGTCACTAATAGCGATATTGTCAAATTCAGTAATATCTAACACATTTCCGTTACGAGTTGTTGCTGAAACGAATTTACCATTATCAAATTCAAAATTAATTCGAGAAGAATCCATTTTGCATTGGAAAATAGCTGGATATTTAATATTTTTTTCAGTTTTTTCGTTGAATTTACCGCACAATAAAACAGGATATTCTGGAATTAAATCTTTCCAAACTTTGTTAATTAGTTTAACATTAACACCGCATTTTAAATCGCGTTCAATAACTCGATATAAAACTTCGCGATCGTTTTCATTTAATCTGCTTGCTAAATTGCCTACGAATTCTATAGCAGCATTACCTGTTAATTTTCTATCCGCTATAGTATCGATAAGTTGAATTAATGCAGGATATAAAGTTAAATCGCTATTTTCTACAACGGAATTAAATTCTGGGCGTTTTTTAATCCAGTATTTAATTCTTGGATTGTATGCTAAACGAAATACATTGGTTACTAATTCACTTGTTTCAAATGTTTTTAACAAAGCCAATTTATCATTGGTGCTAGACGTTGCTGCTAATGTATTTAATAAGGTTAGTAACATTTATTTATCTCCAATTCAGTAAGTATAGTTTATTATACCCTAAGCATAATTTAATGTCAAGCACTTTGTACAATAAATTCCGGAATATTTCTAAATTTCCAGCTATGCAACTTAGTTTTGCTACCATTATAATAATTATGGTATGATTGAATGGAATCGCCTCTGATAATGTAATTTTCTGGCATCGCAGGAGTTGGTTCGGTAAAAAGTTTTGTTGAGATATTAAATGGCGCGTATTGTAATTTGTCAACTAAGCCAATTTGTTCGCATTTATGAATTTTACCGTAACGATAGGTGTATTCTTTACACAATTCAACAAGTAAAGAATAAAGCCATTGATAATTCTGGAAACCATATCGAACCCAAATAGCTGACGGATGATTTATGTGAGTTGCTGCATATAAAATATCATCATAAGAATTGTTAAGTTTCCAGACTTTTTTCTTACGACCTGATGCAGAAACTCCTACAGTTTCTACTCCGTCTAAAACTCGATGCGCGGTGGAAAGTAATTGAGCACTTTCCAAAATCATTTTTACAACATGTTTGTCGACGTGTTGTTGAGCACATATTTTAGTGTTATTGTTGAGGTAAAAAATATTCATAATATAAACTCCAATAAAAAAGGGTATAGAGATATTATACTCTATACCCTCGATAGTGTCAAGCACTTTTATTCAACAACACCAAATTCGCCATCCGGCAACCTACACATCTCACCAACAGGTCGCGCCCATGATGCTGGATAAACCCAATAATTACCAGAGGGAGCTACACAAGTGCTGCTAACCCAAATAAAACCGTTCCACCATGGAGCAGCACTTGCTCCCAATGAAACAAAACACAACATTAACGCTAAAACTAATTTTTTCATATACTTACTCACAAAAATCTCGTAACTGAACTGCCGTTATTAATCCAACTTTTCTCTTAACTTCTTCGCCATCCTCAACAACAACTAATGTTGGAACACCACGAACTTTATATTTAGTTGCTAATTCGGGATCTTCATCAATATCAACTTCAACAACGGGAATCGATGGTGGATTGTTATCAATAATTGATGCCAACACTTTACAGGGCGAGCACCAAGATGCGCTAAACTTTACTAATACTCGACCACTTTCTGGAATATCGCTCATTTGTCGCCTTTAGTTAATTAAAACAGCATTAATTGAAAATTCTTCATCTTCAATATCATCTTCGGAAATAAACTCTCTGTATTGTTCATTGAAATGACCTACGCTTGGACTCCAATTAACAATACCATAATCGTTACCTTCATCATCTATTGAATAGACAACATCAACATCAACCAATTCTGGATGTTCTTGTAATAATTCAGCTAAATTTTCTAAATATTCACCTAATTTCATATTAAAATCCCTCGTTTGTAAGTGCACGAATTTCTTGTAAAGATGTTCTTTTAACTAATTTACCATCTTCGAACACTGTTTCAAGACAACCATGTTTTTCTTGTTTAGTATCAACATTATCTTCTAATTGATATTTGTTTCCAATTCTACTTACCATTAACAAACCTTTAGCTGATTTTTTGATACCGCTATCAGTTTTAGGATCTTTGAAAATTGGAGTTCCAACGCCATTAATAACAGCATAAGTTGATTTCATAGCCATACCGTGCGTATCTCTGGTAACATATTGATATGTATATGAACCAATTCCTAATACGATGTTAGATGACGCAAAACCTTTTACTGCTAATCTATTAAAAATTTGTTCTGCCCTATCATAAGTAATCGAATCGCCATAGATAGCTCCAATATGAGGATCTAAAACTTTATATCCTTTTTCGTTAACTGTACCGCCAAAGATATCCCATAAACACTCAATTAAACCTTTTTGAGCTGGTTGTTGGCCACCTTCCAAACCATTCGTTCCGCAAATAATATCAACAGGATCTCCTGAATCTGGGCGAATAACAACTTTACCATCACGAGACATAATTTCATTTTTTAATTTTGGTAAATAATCGGTAACAACTTGCCAGAAATCCCATGTATCGGAAACAATTGAAACAATTCCTGTTGGATACAATTCAGTAATTAATCGTTTGTATGTTTCAAATTCTTCTTCTTTAGTACCAGAACACATTACACTATGTTCAGTTGCAGGTACAGAAACGCCAACAATTTCTTGGTCGCTATTAGCATCATAAAAATCTTCAGCAATATCGATTGCAGGAATACAATCAGTTCCAAATGAACCAGCGGCTAATGCAGCAAAACCAGAAATCGCAGCCGCATGACGACCAGCCATACCTCTAAACGAAAAATCGTGTAATTGGAATGGAATAAAACTTTTATCAGCTCCAGTCACGTCAGCATATCTATGCGCAAGGCGTTTGTATGCCATGTAAGTTGTTGCTGATGTAATTGGTTGCCATAATTCAGCACTAATTACTGATTCCAACATATTGGTAACCCAGAAAAATTCTGGTAAAGTGTTAACAATAGTAAACATTGGAACGCCATATGGAACCTGAGATCCTTCTGGTAAGGCTTTAATTTTAACAGGTAAATATCCCAAATCATGTAAAGCATAGATATGATCTACATTAACTGTATATCCTAAGATATTAGAAACTCTGCGTTGATATTTTTTAACAACAGATTCTTTTGGTTTATTAAAAAACGAATCGTTCCATTCATTAATTAAATAATCCATAATAAAATGTTGTAACCCAATAAACGTAACAGCGTCTCCTGGAACATTTGCATTTTTATTACTGCGAGCAGTAAAATTTGAATAAATCAATGATGTTCCTGGAGCGTATTGCTGGCGGTGATCGATCTTGTAACTATCTTTTTGATGTAAAGCTGACATAATATGTTTCCTTCAAGTTAAAATACAATTATATTATAATATAATTTTACAATAATAGCAAGCATTTTATTTAAAATATTGAAAAATAATTTGAACTCTAGTATCTTTTTGTTCAAATGTATCTGTGGTATAAATCTCGTCAATACCATTTTCAAACAAAGGATCTAATCCACGGCTAAAAATACCATGAGTAACAAATAATCCAACTTTACCTGCATTTTTTTCTTTGAGTTTTTTGGTTAATTCAATGAAAGTTGCTCCACCATCACAGATATCATCAACAATTAAACAAGATTTTCCATCGAAATCGTCGTGTAAAATTTGCGTTTGAGTAATATTACCATTAGATGTATCGCGAACCTTTAGTGCTTGAACAACATCTATCGTATTACCTATTCTTGATGAATACATTTTAGCGAAATTTGTAGCTTTTTTGCTTGCTCCAGCGTCAGGCGCAATTATATATTCAAAATCTCGGTTTTTATCGTAAATAAGATCCACAAAAAATGCTTGATCAACTTCAACAACATTATCAATTAAAGCTGTAGATACAGAACTATGTGCATCTGTAACAAAAACTTTTTTATATCCTTGTTGGTTGATAAGGTTTGCGAATATTTTTAATGAAAATGCATCACCATTAGCGCATACTCTATCTTGTCTAGCATATGGAATGTATGGCATTTGTAATGTTATTTCTTTAACACCGATACGTTTAATTGCATCAGTTAACAGTAATAAACGCATAAATTCAGTGGAGCTATCTATTCTAGCAGTAATTGTTACTGGGTCTCCTGGATAAATTCCAGCAACATTAACGTGTTCTTCGCCACCGCTAAAGGTGTGGAATTTAATAGCATTAGAATTGTTATAGTATTTTTGGTAAACTTTAAACATAATATTAAGCCTGTATTGGGTTATTTTTATAAACTAAAACAAGAAATAGTGCCTTTATCTAACATAAATAATTTAAATCAGCCCAAGAACGAACAAACTCCAATCGTTCTTGCTCAGAAGTTTCCAAAAACGATTCTTTAGTGTAATTTTTTTGTATATGTTCACACAAAGAATAATATTCTTCATCAAAATTTTGTTTATAATCACCGCTAAAAATTAATTCTAACTTTTTAGTACGGGCAATAAATTTTGATGTCAAGTAATATGGAGTTTTAAGTTTTAAAACTACATCGCTATCCAAATCATAAACAACATAGCCTTCTCGTTTGTAAGTTAAAATTTGTTCTAATATTTCATAAAACGAACCAGTAACAATATCTGGGCGCATTACACCCCATTTTTTAGCAATTCCATTCAATAGTTTTTGATTAACTTGTTTTGAACCTTTGATTTTTTCACGGCAACCGATCAAATATGCACCGAACTTTTCTTCGATAATATGTGGATCATTCACATGAACAATTTCAAAACAAAATGTAAAATCTTTGTATAATGAAAGAATTTTTTCCATTTTATGTAATGGCAACATTTCTTTAGCCATTTCAACAAAATCGCTAGATAATGAACCAGTAGTAGAAATCAATGGTTTTCCGTCATACCAAGTAACAGCTGCCATAAAACCATTGATTTTATCAATAGCCATTACATTATGATCAAATGGAATAGTTGTACCATTTTCTTTGTAATTAAAAACTTTAGTAAATGGATATTGTACAATGTTATCATCTTTATCTGTAACCAAACCACGAGCATCAACTAAATCTGGATGCATGTTCCATAAATTATCGTAAAATACTTTGCGTTTGTATTTGTGTACAATCAAGCCATTTTGTTCTTTTTTAGCTACGAAATCTTCATAACGAATATCAGGTGCTAATTTAATTTCAAATCGATCAGCCATTTTTTTAATTGTTTCAACAGGAACGTTATGGATATTTTGGGTGTTATGACGGTTTTCTACGATTAAAGTTGTTACTTGATAATCGTGTTCTTTAGCCATTTTAAAATATGGCGCCATTTCCCATTCTTGTGTAAATGTATTATGTACAGCAATATCATCAATAAATGGAGATTCCATTGCGCGTTTAACTTCTGCTTGACACCATGCATGACCAGCTTTGGATTTTTCTGGAGTCCAGTTATAGTTACCATTTGAATCAGTGTGATAATCATCGGCAGCAATCGCAAAGGTAACATTTAAGGATTTAATTAATGTAGATTTACCTGCACCTGGAACACCGCGAATAAGGAATAATTTTTTCATAATATAATTTCTCTCAAGGTTTTTTTGTATCAACGCCTACATAATTTTGGTAACGAATTTCATTTCCATATTCATCAAATTCTTTTCTAACCCACATCCCTGCAGAATCTTCGTAATATGTTCTATTTCCATATTCATCATATTCGTATTTCCTCCACCAGCTTTTATCAGCAGATTCTTCGTATATGATACGACCAAAGGGATCTAATTGTGCAGTACTCATTTTAGCTCCTTAAAGGTTCGACCTTTAGTGTAAAATTTTAAAGGTTTTTTAAACGTAATCATTTCAGTTGTACCATTTTTAATATAACCATGTACTTTAAATTTATCATTTGTAACTAGATAGGTGTGTAAGATTTGTGGTTCAAACGATTTAGTTGTTTCTTGTAACATTAACATAAATTCCTCCAGTAAGTATAGTTTATTATACTATACTAAAAATTTAATGTCAAGCACTTTTAAGATCTTTCAAAATTTTTTCTATAATATTGTGTGCAACCATAGTCGCATATAGCAACACGTTTTTTATTTGTTATTGGATGACACAAAACGCCTAAATTTTCTTCAACAAAATCAACAGAAACTAAATCTATTTTTTCTAATAATGAG